AAGTAGACCATAGTATCTATCAAGACCTTTATCAAAAGATAGTCTTACTTCAACTGTTTTGTTTTCTTTAGTAAATCTGGACTTGTGAGTAGTTGCTTTAATAATATTACCTACAACCTCTTTACCATCTTTATCCTTTTTCTTACCGAGCATTACAATAGAACTTGCAGCATACTTCAAACCTTTACCACCAGATATTTCTTTAGTAGGAACATAAGCACCAACTACATCATATACATGATTGGTTACAAGTAAAGGAACATTTGCCTGAGCAAGTTTAAGAGAAAGAACACGGAAAGTTCCACGAAGCAATCCTGCTTTAGTCATATCTCTAGCACCATGACCAGACTCAGTATCCTCAAGTTCTTTATTAGATGATAGCATACCAAGTGAATCTAAAACCATCATCATAGGTTTTTGATCATCTTTAGGTGTATCATTATAGTTTGTTAGAATGCGAGTAGCAGATGTTCTGAAGTCTTCAATAGAAGCAGGTTCTACAATCACTACTTTACTTGGATCGATGCCTCTAGATGACATCATATCTTTTGTCACTGCTGCTTCTGTATCAAAGTAAATTACACCACCGTCAGGATTATCCTTTAGGAACTGTTTAAGAACACCCAATACAAAGAAAGTTTTACCTGTTGCTGACTCACCAGCAAAAGCAGTAATCTTATTATTAGGAACACCACCGTAAAGAGATCCACTCAATACAGCATTTAAAATATATGAACCAGTATCAATCGATCCACTAAACTCTGAGGAATTACCACCCTCAGATAAAAGATTTGAGTTGTCAATACCTTTAACAACATCTGTCAAAAAACTCATAATTACTCCAAAAATAATTTACTTATATTATACTACGATTTATACACTTCGTCAAGTTTATCAGAGAATTGTTCTATCTTGTCCATTCTATTTGGCCAATAGATATAATCTTTCTCAGGATTTAGTTTAAGATTGTTTAGTAGTGGTTGAAACATATTATATAATGTATCAATCTTACCTTGTAGTGTTTCTAAATTATGTGTAGTTTCTTGGACTGCCGATGCTTGTTTCTGAACAACTTCTAGTTCGTCTTCAGTTACAGCAGTGAAACCAAAATCAAAATCAAAGTCTGCCATCTTAGTTCTCCTTAAATATATTTGAATATTTATGTAGTTTCTTCATTTTCTCAGAACTGAGTAAGTCTATCTCTTCTTCAGTAAACATACCTTGTTCATACATAATCTGTATCATACAAATCAAGTCACCCATTTCTTTAACAAGTGCCTTGTTTGTGTTACCAAATCTTTTTATCTTCGAGACTTCTACAATTACTTCAGCACATTCTTCAGCAAGAATCTGTAGTATCTCTTGTTGTTTATCTTCTATTATGTTCATACGAAAAAACTCTCCAATGTTGTTTCTTTCTCAACTGACCATCCCACAGAGTCAAGAACAGCACGCAGAGGTTCTACGAATGCTTTATCAAACTGTGTTTCATAGTCAATATAACTTTCAATACCAAACTCCTTAGGCAAAGTATTTACAACACTTAGCACATTCTGTCTGAGTGGGTTTGGCATATTGAGGTAGCAGAACTTAATCTTCTCGCCATCTTTCACTTCCTCAAATCTTTTGAGATTGTGTTTCTTCAACAGATGGTTATAGATTAAAGCACCTCTTACATGAATAGGTGTTCCTTTAGGAATTATCAAGTCATCACCTCTCTTCACATATTTATTAAGGTCGGATATGCCACGAGGGAATGCTACATCCTCGAAAGGCATACTAAAGAATTTATCTTTAAACTCACCAATGTAGTTTTGCACTGTTTGTTCATCAGTAGTTAGGATTATCTTTAGTGCTTCTTTCAGAGCATCACGACAAACTGCTGGAGTTGAAGACTTCACCGTTTCTAAACCCATCACTTTGAGTTTTGGTTCAGTATATCTCACTCCCTCATTATCATGGACATTCAATACATATCGTTTCTTGGCAGTCCAGATACCTTTATCCGCAATTACTTCTCTATCCATGAACATCTTCTGTTCATAGGCATTCATCATATCTGCTAGTTCTTGATACGATTCATTAATGTATGGTTCGATTTTTTCACTTGCCACTCTGTCCAGGAAGTTGATTGGGTTTTTCGGTTTAACCATTGTGACCAAATCACCGAAGTCCACATAAACAGAATCGGTGTCAATAGCAATAATATAATCTTTATCATTTGTTTTCAGTATCCTATTCAAATATTCATTTAACTTTTTCTCAATCCACTTGATTGATAACTGACCACTTAGTGTGATACTTTCTGCTTGACGAACATCAAAGAAACGAAAGTATTGATTACCAATCGCACCATAGGCAGAGTTGAGTTGAATCTTCTTTGCCATTTGTAGGTTTAAGTATTTAGAAATTTCCTTTTCTATCTCTTTAGTGTCTATCTTAAGTTTCTTCGCATCTTCAAGTTTACCTTGTGCCTCAAGCATTTTCTTTTTAGCAATCACACGATCGTCATACATTTTCTGCATGAGTTCAGGTAAGAAACCTTGTTTATCTTTACGGAAAGTGTAACCAGATGCTGCAAGACAATCTTTAGTTTTAGTAAAGTCTTTGTTGAGCATTTCTTTCATAGATACATTTACATATTCACCAGTCATTGTTTCAGGTGAAATATTATACTGCATAATTAGATGTGGATAGAGGGAGGCAAGGTCAAAGGACATTACCCAATCATGTAAACCAGTCTGAGGTTTCTTGACATAAGCACCAGCAAACTGAGTTTTCTTAACTGTTTCATTTTTCTGAGGAACAACAATACCTTTGTCCATCAGATAGTTATGTATGATCACATCCCACATTCTTACTTGAGTGAATGTATCTTTATAGTTTACTTTGGCATCGTAGGAAAGTGCGAATATCATTTCAATCAACTTCATTTTATCCTCGATACCGTTGACCAGTCGCACGTCTTTTATGTTATAGTCAATAAACTTTTCATAATCAACTTCATATAGTTGTTGTAGATTATCAACTTCAGAGTAGTCAAGTTTCCTCTCACCAAGTTCAACATGAGCAATATGATCAAGTTTGTATGACTCTTGTTGAGTGTAAGTAAACTTCTTATAGACTTCTAGATAATCAAGAACTGTAATACCTTTCAGTAAATATTCTTGTTGTTCACGATTGAACATAACTTGTTTAGATTCTTGGATGTCACGGTTAGGTGATAGTTTAAGTGCTTCACTTGGACCAAGAACTTTAGAAATACGATTGACCATGTAAGGAATATCGAAGAAACGAATGTTCCAACCAGTGACAATATCTGCGTCTGCTGATTGCCAGAACTGAATGAATCGTTTGAGTAGATGATGCTCATCATGACACTTAATATAAATTACATCATCATCCTTAGCAGTATAATCTTGACAACCGAAAGTGTAATACTTTCCTTTATAACTTGCAGTAATAGCAGTTACTTCGTTGTCTGCTCTTTCTGGGTCTGGGAACCCATCTTTGAATTCAACCTCAATATCGAAGTTGATTGTTTGAATTTGGTCTGGGTCGTATGCTTTACTAAACTCTTCGTTGATATAAGCATACTCAAATAGGTGTGTTCCATGTATTTCAAATCCTGGAACACCATCATACTTTTGCAGAAACTTTCTCGCTTCTCCCATTGAATCTCTTTGTTTAGATTCAACATTTCTGCCATGGATAGTTTTGTATTCGGAATCTTTGTTGGTTGAAACGAAGAGGGTAGGTTTATACCAATGTTTATCGGTAAACCTTTTACCCTCATCATAACCTCGCACATAGACATAGTTGCCTTTGCGATAAAAGTTTGTATAAAATCTCATACAGTTATTATATAGTATCTCGACTTAATTGTCAAGTTATGTAATAATCTTTTGAGATGGTTGAGCAATACTGCCAGTCATCTGATTGTATGAGTCTTCCATATTTGGTCCAGGATTGACGATGAACATGATATGCTTTTCTTTAACCACAACATGGTCTAAGTCAGCATAACCAATGTAAGGCATAAAAGTAAGTTTACCCTCTGCCATTGGCACAATCATTACAGGGTTTACAACTTTAGT